CACCAATAAGGTTATGTACCCCATCATCAACAAGCACATCACCTTCGATAATTTGCTTATGACTTGTGATTACGAATTGCTCCCACGTCAGGAAAGGAAAGATTTCTAAAATCCTTGCTATCTTTACATCACAGGTATGATAATTTGTAGCAGTGACTATTTTAAGGTCATGTCCATCATCCATAATCTGCTTCAAGTAACGATAACTGTCTTTTATTGGTTGAAGTTCTTTCCATATTTCCTTGACGTACAATGGAGCATAGATTTCATCATCTGTAAGCATGGGGAATGCGTCAGAGAAATCCCACGACTTCACATCATTTGGAGTAACACACAAACCATGTGTTTTATTAAGCGCACCAACCCAGCAATCAATCAGGTTTTCTATTGTATCGTCTGCGTCGGATAATACTCTTAGCTTCCTCATTCTGTCTCCTTATAAGCTTTTGGCGATTACATTAATTCTTGCTTGAAGTCCGTCCAAGCCGCCATCATTAATCAACTTGATATCAGGCTTATAATCGTCAAGCGCAACCTCAGACGCATGAGCCTTTTGTTTAGGCGTAAGTCCGTTATCAAAATTCGGTCTTGTGACTCTAATATGCAAGGTATCAAGACCACGCTCCTTGCACTTTTCAACCTCGTTTGGGAATCTGCAATCAGGGATAAGCACATAATCCCATTGGCTACTAAACAGCTCAACTATATCGCAAACAAAATCGACCCAATAATCAGGTTTCTTTGTCCTAACAATATCAGTCCCTACAAACTGTAAAAGCGTTCTTCCTTTATCGTCCTTTACACCATCCCAGTCAAAAAACTTTGTGCATACATACTTAACAAGGTCTCCGTAATGTGTTATAAGCACTCGTTTCCCGTCATTAGATAAAGCGTCTTTCAGATATCCGGCTGTTGTATCTTTCCCGTGTTGCGCTTTGCCAGATATAACAATTACTTTCATTCAATCACCCCTTTTTACACTTCGATATCATCAAACAAAACAGGGATTTTTGATTTGAATTGGTTCAGAAGCATAATTGCAACTTCGCGCATTTGTGGGTGTGCTGCCGTAGAAGTACGAAGCTTCAGGAAATGACGCCACTCACGCATATTAGCGGTCATAATGATTTCAGTCTTTAAGCTGTTTGGAAGAACCGACCTTGCTTCCTGTGGAGTAGCGCCGTTCTCAATAAGATTAATATAGGATGCTTCGGCATCGCGGCAAGACGATTCCCAATACGCATAATTGAGAGAGCCATCCTCAAAGAAGCATGGTTTGATAACAGTAATTTCATTTCCGAATTTGCCCTGAGAATAGTTGCAATACCGTGTTGATTCTTGACAATAACTTGCAATACGATGACGCACAATCTCATGTGTTACGCCACGGTCGCAAACAAACCGAACAGTAACGTTATAGTGTTCAATAACCGCTTCATGTCCGCGCTTTAACACGTTTTGCACGAACTTTACACAGGAATCCTCAGTAATTTTATCCTCGGATTTGTAGCAAGTACGTCCGGCAAGCTCCAATGCCTTCAAAACCTCTATACCGTCTACGGGCGTAAGAATCTCTACACTTGGTTCGATAATTTTCATTGACATATCTCCTTATAAATTAATTTATTGTCAGCTATAAACTTTTACATAGTCGAGTAGATACCAATACCCGGCTTTATTCTTGTCAAGTTCTTTTGCAAACACGATATCCCCTTTTTGGACAGGTATACGAGAATAAAGGTAGCTTCTTATAGTCAGTCTCGCAGTTTTTCCAGTGCCTAATGAACGGGTAATAACGGCATACCCCCAAGCAGTGCCTTTATCCTTGCTGATAAGAGGATAAACTTCTGTAATAAGTAGCTTACGCCTATCTTCTTTCCTGCCGGTTGTCAAGTCGATATATCCCATGATTTCTTGCTGGTTTGCCATTTTCACACGGATATCAACGTCTGGAAGATTCAGAGACTTTATAATAGCCTCACCCTCTGCAAGCAAACCGCCCATATCAGTGATAGAATAGCTTTTTGATTCGCTACCATCTTTGTTAGTACCAATAGAGTATCGTGCAATAAGTTCTCCGAGTTTATCCTTTGCCTTGTCTTTACTTATTTTTTTAGCAGTACCATCTTTTAATAGTACAAATAAGTCAACGATTCTGGCAAGCTCAACCGTATTCCCAAAATCAGAAAAGAAATCAACTTTAATAAGGTTGTCCCTCTGATTTGTTTTAAGAGACGTTTTCTGACTTGCTCTAAGTAATACTTCCATGAATGTTTTTGGCTGGTACTTATGCGCCACTTCATAAAGCTCATTTGCTACTTGAGCGTTCAGATATTTGAGAGATGTAATACCTTTTGCGATAACTTGTTTTTCTTTATCGAAAACATATTTATCCTTCGATACGCCAAACTTTGGCGGGATTATCCGAATCCCATAAAGTAACGCAAGGTCGCTACCGTTTCTGATATCTTCTTCTCCGTTCGCATTATTAAGATAAGCAGTAATAAACTCATACGGATGGTAGTACCGAAGATATGCACATAGATAACCTATCATACAATACCCAATACTGTGGTTAAAACCAAACATATAGCTTGATGCATCCTCAATAATCTGAAGGAATGTTTTTGCTTCAACTTCTGCGACTTCACGCGGTTGAGGCGAATTGCTACAATACCCCTCAAATATAGCCGGTAATGCCTTCTGAAGCCTGTCATGGTCTTTACGTCCAATAGCGCGTCTTGTATTATCTGCGTCGCTGCCAGACATTCCGCATATCTGCTGGAGGAACTTAATAACATCCTCCTGATATACAAGATAGCCGTTGTTTTCTTCAAGCAGTTTGTCAATAATCTCTGAGGGGTTCTTATTTGGCTTATGCTTCATAAGGTCATCACGGTAAGAAGCTCCAGAAGGTCTGATTGCCGCCGTTACAAGACTCATATCAAATACGCTATGTGGTACATACTGCTTTAACATGGTAAATGCAAAATCGCCTTCAAACTGGAATATCCCAACCGGGGAGCGTAACATATCAGTCCAAACGGCTTGGTCTTCCCAATCTATCTCATGCGACTGTGGGTAAGGCTTGCCAATAAGCTTATAGGCGTCCTTGATAATCTCTACGTTCTTCAAACCAAGGATGTCATACTTGACCAACCCAGTTTCATGAACACAGTCCATATCAATTTGAAGTATTGTTTTGTTATCGCTCTCGAATACTCCATAGTTATCTGCCAGCGTTATTGGAGACGCAACAATCCCAGCCGGATGCATTGACTGTGAGATAACGGTATCAATAAGCCCATCAAAGTAGTAGAACACTTCTGGATATTTTGCCTTAGCCGATTCCGGGTCTGCGTCATACAAGTCTTTTATCTCTGATGACTTCTTAAACGCCCAAGGATTTTGGGCAGACTTCTTTTCGTTTTCTTTCTTTAGCCGCTCGTACTCAGCTACATATTGCTTTATTAGTGCCTCTCTTGATGTGTTTACAATACTGTTATGCGGGAAATACAATGTATTATTTTTTGCATCAAAGTAGTAAGTAGTGTAACAGTCTCTTGCATCTCCGTCCTCTACTCTTACATTAAGGTCTTTAAGTGCGTCTACGATTTTCTTAAAGCTCTTTGTATCATGAAGATTTTCTTTATCCCATCTGATAGAAAGCGCTCTACATATTTCGTCAATAGCACCTTTGTCCTTTACTGTACCGAGTGCTAATATGAAGGCTGTCTTATTTTGACCGAATCGTTTGATAATGTAGTCGTAAACCTTATCCCTATCAGAAGGAGAAACGTCGATATCAATATCTCCGATTTCCTTTCTGTCCTCGTTTGCAAAACGAGAAAACACAGTATGCCATGTCTCTGGATTAAGGTCTGTAATATTTGTAACGAATGCGACACGAGAACCCCCGCACGAGCCTCTATTAAATCCTACAGGAATATCGTTGTTCTTGCACCATGTTACAAGCTCAGACATAAACAGCATAAATCCAGACATATCAATTTTATCAAAAACTCGACATTCTTCTGAGATTGCTGTTTTGAAGTTCTCTACTTGAGATTGCTCAATCGCGCCTGTCAGAACCTTTTCCTCTAAGCACCTTAATATAGTTTCATAAAACACTTCTTTGTCGCGTTTTCCATATAACTTCGGGTACTTAAAAGATAAGTCTAAGTCAAATTGTTCCACGCTGTCAGCCATCTTGTTTGTGTTATCTATTGCCTGTAAATATAACTGCTCAGGAAGAGCGTCCTGCTGCTTAAACATTCCTACAAGCTCATCGTAAGACTTGTAAGTGAGGTCAAAGCTATCTTCGTCAGCAAACTCAATGCGTTTTGCTAACTGCAAAATACTCCTGCATTCTGCTGTATATTTATCAACGCTATGTGTATCTGTACCGGCAATAAGCGGTATTCCATACATCTGCGACAACTGCGCTAAATGCTGATTGTATGTTACTTGCTCCGGGAAATCGTGTGCTTGAACCTCAAAGTAATCGTAGTGTTTTGCAATCGCTTCGTATCTCGGATGTGAAAACTGTAGCTTGTTTAGTGGTGACGCCAAACAAGCACTAATTTTGATTACATTCTTTGATATACCAAGGAACTCGTCAAACGATATACGAGGCTTATAGTAAAAGTGAGATTCCTCTGTTGACTTGCTTACTAATCGGTTTATTTCAAGTACACCAGCTTCATTTTTTGCAAGAAGAACTGTATGGAAGTTGTCGCGCTCTTTCACGGAATGTGTCTCAGTAAGATAGCATTCAACCCCATGAATGTATTTGATACCGGCTTTATCACAAGCCATTTTTTTCTTTGGCCAGTTATAGATATTACCATGCTCCGTAAATGCCAAGGCTGTTTGACCAAGCTCTACAGCCTTATCTACATACGCCTGGTATTTTGTTACACTGTCCAGCAAAGAATTGTCAGTGTGAAGGTGATAAACTGTGTAATTCATTATTCGCCTCCGTCCGAACCAAATACCTCATCTTCATCATTCTTTTCCTGTAATTGCTCAGGCGGGAATGGTAGAGGGGCTTTGTAGTTTGTCTTATCCCATGCGTATTGATGGTCTAAATCTACTTCGTCAGTAAAGAATCGTCTTGATGGGCGGTCATAATAAAGACCGATGCTTCGACCTTCATACCCAAGCATTCTATCCTTCAAAATATCGCAAAGAACATCGTATTTAATAGGTGGAGTCTTCCATCCTTTGCCATTTAGTCTTGGTTCGCCCTTTTTATCGTTTGGCTGCACCTTGTAAAGACTGACAATTCTATGAGCAAGGTCAATAATTGCTGAAATACCCTGAACATCCATCTTTGTAAGTCTTCGCATTGTTTCAATTTTGTGCGGATGAACTACCAGAATAATTGTCACGTTGTATTTTACCGCAAATGAAATTAGGTCTGTGACAAGCTCTGCCTGTTTATCGTACTTGTTATCATCATTATTTTCGAGATTCATAGAAGTCATGTTATCCAATACGAGAAGCTTTACGCCATATTTTCTAACGCTGTCTTCCATCGTTCTAAACAAATCTGACTTTTTGTTTGATAAACCATCTTCATATACGAAAAGCTTACCACGGTAATAATCTGAAATTTTACGCTTTGCCTCTGGCGTGACTTTCCAATACGTAGACTCTCCGCTTTGACACTCCTGCACATTCCTTTGACCGGCGAACACATAGTTTATCCAGTTTTTTGTTTGAAAGTTAGGAAGCTCACCAGAATAAAGGAATACGTTTTTGTCTTGGTCTAATGCCTGACATACTATTGTGTTGATAAAGCTGGACTTACCGCTACCGTTAACGCCGGTAAATATATTGAGCGTTCCGTAAAACAGTTTCATCAAATATCTATCAAGCGGTTTAATATTTGTGACAATACCATCGAGAGAGTCTATATCCAAATCGTCAATATCAGAGAAGTCTTTTACTCCGGGTACTGGGCTATCCTTAGCATTAATAATCGAGTCCATAACAGTTTGACTGCCGTAAAAAAATAAAGCTTCATTCAGGTCTTTTATAACAACCTTAGTACCGTTTGGACGCTCAAAATACTTAGGTAACTCAACAACCTTTGTCCGCCAGCTCCCAAGCCTATATATCGCTTCTTTTTGAAGCTTTATTCCGGCTTCATCACTATCTGCGCAGATAATGATAGATTTGAATTGCTCAAGCCAGTCC